CAGAACTTTATAATGAAATGCAGCAAAAAAAAGCAAAGGAAGAATATGATAAAAAAATGAAATTAAGAAATATGCCTCGTCATTTTGCACAACAATTCGGAATTGGTGCTGCACCAGAATTTGAACCATGGACGCCTGAGTATGCAGGCGGCGGTATGGTAGGAATACGTAAACCAAGTGCATTACCACCAACTGGAGGACCCATGTCTCAAGGGTTGCGTTCACTATACATTAATGATAGAGATTACTAGGAGTATAAATGGCAGACATAGATAAATCACTCCCGAACATTAGACACGAAGTTGCAATTCCGCCAGCGGAAGCACCGACCGATGTCGATATTACGGAAGAACAACAAAGACAACCTGTAGAAGTAACACCTGATGAAGAAGGTGGTGCTACAGTAAATTTTGAACCACGAGCCGTGAACCAGGCTCAGTCAAACACGCACTTTGATAATCTAGCCGATATTTTACCAGAAACAGTTTTAGATCCCGTTGGAATACAACTTAGACAAAATTATACAGATTATAAGATGTCTAGAAAAGACTGGGAAAGTTCGTACATTAATGGTTTAGATCTTTTAGGATTTAAATACGATAATCGTAATGAACCTTTCCAAGGAGCAAGTGGTGCTACTCACCCCGTTTTAGCAGAAGCTGTTACACAGTTTCAAGCACTTGCTTATAAAGAATTACTCCCTGCAGATGGACCCGTTAGAACCCAAGTAATTGGAATATCCAATCCTGCTAAAGAAGCTCAATCACAAAGAGTTAAAGATTTCATGAATTATCAACTCATGGATCAGATGAAGGAATATGAACCTGAATTTGATCAAATGTTATTTCATCTGCCGCTTAGCGGCTCTACTTTTAAAAAAGTTTATTATGATGATTTATTAGGACGAGCTGTTTCTAAGTTCGTTCCAGCAGACGACCTCGTAGTTCCGTATACAGCTACCTCATTAGATGATGCGGAAGCGGTGGTCCATGTTATAAAAATATCAGAGAATGATTTAAGAAAACAACAAGTATCTGGTTTCTACACCGACATTGAACTAACAAAACCTGTCACTGTAGATGCAGACAAGGTTGTTGATAAGAAAAGAGAATTAGAAGGAACCACTACATCAACAAGAGTAGAAAGTATGTACACGTTATTAGAGTGTCATACAAATCTGGATTTAGAAGGTTTCGAAGATATTGGCCAAGATGGACAGCCAACTGGAATAAAATTGCCTTACGTCGTAACAATCGAGGAAGGTAGTATGAAAGTTCTTTCAATCAGAAGGAACTACGCGCCCAATGATCCATTAAGAAATAAGATCCAATATTTCGTCCACTTCAAGTTTCTGCCAGGACTAGGATTTTATGGCTTTGGACTCATTCATATGATTGGCGGTTTGAGCAGAACGGCAACGTCTGCTCTCCGTCAATTATTAGACGCAGGGACTTTATCGAATTTACCCGCAGGATTTAAGCAACGTGGTGTCAGAGTTAAAGATGACTCTTCACCCATACAACCTGGAGAATTTAAAGATGTTGACACACCAGGTGGTAATTTAAGAGATGCATTCGTATTCTTACCATACAAGGAACCATCACAGACATTATTGCAGTTGATGGGAATTGTAGTTACAGCAGGACAGAGATTCGCGTCCATTGCTGACATGCAGGTCGGGGACGGGAACCAAGGCGCAGCCGTTGGTACGACCGTGGCTCTTTTAGAACGGGGTTCAAGAGTAATGTCAGCAATCCATAAACGATTGTATGTAGCTCTAAAACAAGAATTTAAATTACTAGCAAAAGTATTTGCTCAGTATTTACCACCTGAATATCCATACGATGTTGTGGGTGGACAAAGAAATATTAAAGTAGCTGATTTTGATGAAAAAGTGGATGTACTGCCAGTAGCGGATCCAAACATTTTCTCAATGTCACAAAGATTAACATTAGCACAAACTGGACTACAACTTGCAATGTCAAATCCACAAATGCACAATTTGTACATAGCATTTAGAAAAATGTACGAAGCGGTAGGAATAAAAGACATTGATAGAATTTTACCACCGCCACCACCCAATGCTCCTAAAGATCCATCTTTAGAACATATTGATGCATTAGGAGGAAAGCCTTTTCAGGCCTTTCCTGGCCAAGATCACAGAGCACACGTTACAGCTCACTTAAATTTTATGTCAACTAACATGGTTAGAAACAATCCAACGGTTATGGCTGCTTTACAGAAAAATATTTTAGAGCACATTAGTTTAATGGCTCAAGAACAAGTACAATTAGAATTCAGAGAACAGATGCAACAAATGCAAGTGCTTTCACAACAAGCTGCACAGAATCCACAAGCGCAACAACAACTTCAACAAATGCAACAAACTATTGAAGCACGAAAAGCGGTGTTGATTGCAGAAATGACTGAAGACTTTATGAAGGAAGAAAAGAAAATTACATCTCAATTCGATCATGATCCACTTTTAAAACTTAAATCTAGAGAAGTTGACCTTAGAGCAATGGAAAATGAACGTAAGCAACAAGAAATGCAGAAGAAAACTGAAATTGATCAAGCTAAATTAGTTCAAAATAGAGATATTACTGATGATAAGCTTAAACAGGACGAAGAATTAGCAGAATTACGTGCTGATACTTCAATTGAAAAGCAAGAAATGGCAAATGAGAACCGACTGAAGGTCGCAAGAATGAAGCCAAAAGGAGGAAATGGTGCCGCTAACTAGTAAAGGCAAAAAAATCATGTCTGCGATGAAAGAACAGTACGGTTCTGATAAAGGAGAGAGTGTTTTCTATGCTTCTCGGAATAAAGGTGTTATAACAGGCGTTGAAGGAAGAAAATCAGCTAATAAAGGTGGTCTGATACAAGGATTTCCGAAATTAGCTAAAAAATTATAGGAGGAACTATGGCGTGGAACTATTTAAAAGCAAAAACGGTCGCAACTCCAGATGCACGGAGAAACGACAAGCCCGTTAAACAGGAAAAAGTTGTTAAAGACAAAAACCCTGTTACAGGAACTAGAGCTGCTAGACCGCAAAAACCAGTAACTTGGACATAATATGTGGTTTGGATTAGCAAAAATGGCGCTTCAGGCGGGAGGTAAGATATACGCTAACCGTCAAAGAACGAAGATGGCAATGTCTGATGCACAATTAATGCATGCACAGAAGATGGCCAGTGGTGAAGAACAATACCAGGGCAAATTGCTAGAAGCGCGACAAAACGATTACAAGGACGAAATCGTCCTTTGCATTTTAACGCTCCCGATAATAATCCTTGCCTGGGGAGTCTGGACAGACGATCCGGCGGCTATGGACAAGATAAAAATCTTTTTTGATCATTTTTCGGCACTGCCAAAATGGTTTACCAATTTATGGATACTTGTATGTGCCAGTATATTTGGTATAAAGGGAACACAAATATTTAGAAACAATGGAGGAAAAAAATAATGAGTGCACTATATAACATTGTAAAAAATTTTGGTAAAAAAGGTTTAAGAAAAACTCCTTTAAATTTTGGAAAAACATCACCCACTATAACTAGTCTTAAAGGAAAGTACAATATTGGTTCGGCTGACAAGATTAAATCTAAAGCGGCTAAATCAAAACTAGAATCAGTTAAATTTAATTTAGAGCGAACTTTTTCTAAAGTAGACAAAAGCCTTGAGAAATTAAAAAAATCAGTAAAAAAAACTGGAAAATTATTAGGTGAATAATGGTAAACCCAAGATATAGACCCACTGTTGGTAATTCTAGAAAACCTATTGAAAGTAAATCTAAAACTATTCATCCTAAAGATTTTGATAAGTTTAAAGTAGAAGTTGTGTATCCTACAGAAGAAGAGTATATAGGTTCACACATTAAAAGTGATTTAGCAGGTGTACCTGTTTCAAATAAAACTTATGAGAAATATTACGACGATTTAATTTAATGGATTTAGAAAACGTAATCTATAAACTTCAAAGAAATTTAGATAAAAGAATACACCAATTGGCAATCTCGGTAACGTCCGGAGGGGTTGACAATATGGAGACTTATAAGTATATTATCGGACAAATTAATGCACTGGAATCAGTGCGACAGGAACTCTCTAACCTGCTAAATGAGAAGGAGCAAAATGACGGAACAATCGTCGACATCAAAGACGGAAAACCCAAAGCATAAACATGCTTTAGCGGAAAAGTACAAAGAAGAAACAGAAAAATTACCAAAACCTACAGGTTGGAGAATTTTAGTTTTACCATTCTGAATGGATGAAAAAACTAAAGGTGGAATTCTTATGGGAGCTGAAACTATAGACCGACAACAAGTTGCATCACAATGCGGAAACGTTCTTGCGATGGGAGACTCTTGTTACAAGGATAAAGAGAGATATCCTTCAGGTCCATGGTGCAAGGTTGGTGATTGGGTGATCTTTGCGCGTTATGCAGGATCACGTATACAAATTGAAGGTGGAGAAATTCGACTGCTAAACGAAGATGAAATTTTAGCAACTGTCAAGAATCCAGAGGATATCTTGCATAAATATTAACATTGGAGGATACAATGCCAGAAGAAAATAAAATAAAGAAAGAAGATCCAAAGGTGGATTTAGACACTTCAGGACCTGAAGTGGATGTAACCATTCCTGAGGAAAAAACGGAAGAAATAGTAGAGACCACGGAACAAGAAACAGTAAAAGAAGTAAAAGAAGTAAAAGAAGAACCAGTAAAAGAGGAACCAAAAGAAGAAGATACGAAGCTGGAGGAATATAGTAGAGGCGTTCAATCACGTATTTCTAAACTTACAAGAAAAATGAGAGAAGCAGAACGTAGAGAACAAGCTGCTG